GATTGGAACGAATCCGCTCTAAAGGTCACACAGAGTGGATAGTTGAGGATATTTACTGTGACTGCTACGAACAACGCTCTATGTTGTGGATATTCCATGACGACATAGACAAAGGCTTTGCAATACTACAGCCAAACGGCAAAAGCCTTCATGTATGGTGCGCTTATGGCATCATGGCTGATGGTAAAGTAGAAGAATGTTTACAACACATTATTAATATAGCAAAACAAGGTGGATGCGAGAATCTCACTTTCATGTCTTATCGTAAAGGATGGGAAAAGAAAGCAAGAGCATTAGGGTTCACCCCAACTACTTGGCAATATAAGATTCAGGAGAATAACAATGTTTAAGATTTTTAGTCCACTTTGGCTTGCAAGCAACTTCTTCACATTTTGGGGAGGCGGTGGTGGCGGTGGTGGTAAATCAACAACTACACAATCAGCATCTATTGACCCTGCGCTGAAACCTTTTGTTCAATACGGCTTAACAGAAGCGCAAAGATTGTATCAAACAGGCGCTCCACAATACTTCCCTGGTCAAACATATGTTAGTCCATCTCAACAAACACAAACAGCATTAAACCTTGCACAACAAAGAGCTACACAAGGTTCTCCACTGCTACAGTCTGCACAACAGCAAGCTCTTAAAACAGTACAAGGTCGTGGTGTAAATCCATTCTTAGCAAGCGCATTACAAGCAGGATACGCTCCAACAGTAGAGGCAGCTCAAGAGGCTACTCGTGGATTACAAAGCCAAGCATCACAAGCTGGTCGTTATGGTTCAGGCGCTATGGGGCAACTTGCAGAGCGTCAAGCATCAGCACTTGGTCGTGGCTTAGGTCAAACACTATCAAATCTATCATATCAATCAGCAGAGGCTGAAGCAGCTCGTCAAGCAGCAGCTATCGCAGGCGCTCCTGCTATGGCTCAAGCAGATTACGCTGATATTGCACAGTTGGCTGATGTTGGTAAGACACAAGAGCAGTATCAACAAATGGCTCTTGAAGACCAAATCAATCGCTACAACTATCAACAAAACTTACCACAGACACAACTTAATCAGTTCTTGTCACAAGTTTATGGCGCACCTCAAGGCTCTCAAGCAACATCTACTACTACTCAAAAGAGTGGCAAGATTGTCTGTACTGCTATGAACTATGCTTATGGTTTCGGTTCTTTCCGTCAAGCTATTTGGCTCAAGCATTCAGAGAATATGCACCCTGCTTATGAGCGTGGCTACCATGCACTGTTCTTGAACTTTGTAATGTGGGCATTCGATAAGAAGCCAGGCACATTCCGTAAAGTATGCCGTAAAGCCGCAGAACACATTGCTCGTCATCGTACAGCAGATATTTGGAAACAACGCAGAGGTAAGCGTGATAAGTTAGGCATGATATATCGTGCAATCTTTGAGCCAATCTGTTTTGTTGCTGGTTGGATTAAGGGAGAATAGTATGGAACAAGCACTAATAGGCGCAGGTTTAGGTGCAGTAGGTTCTGCCGTAACAGGTCGTGACCCAATCAAAGGTGCATTGCTAGGCGGTGCAGGTGGTGGTTTATTCGGTGGAGCAGGCAACTTAATGAACACAGGTTCATTTATGGGAGCATCTCCAGTAGGCGCTCAAATTGCACAAAATGCTATGGCTGCTAACGCACCTTTTGCAGGCGCTGTATTTAATCCTGCTACAGGAACATATTTAGCTAAAGACGCATTCTTAGGTGCATCAACACCATATCCTGTATTCACAGGTGGTCAAGGTGTATTCTCAAACGCTATGGATACAGTAACAAATGCTGTACCTGATGTTTTAACTAAAAACCTAACACCAAGTAACTTATTAGGCGTAGGTAACTTGCTTGCTAATATTGACCAACGACCACAAATGGGGGCAAGTCCAATTAGCTTATCAGCAAGACCAGGACAAGCGCCACAGCAATACGCATATAACACTGGCGGTTTAATTAGAAGGGCTTAATCATGGCAATACTAGATACTTTATTTGGCGGTTCTTCTCAAGCTGAACTGTTAGGCGGACTGCTTGGTGAGGATAAAATGAATCAACTGCGCTCTCAAGCTGCTCAAACAGGTCTTATTAACGCAGCTATTGGATATTTTGCACAACCTAAGAATCAACGCTTTGGCTCTGCATTGCCATACATTGCTAGGTCTTTAGTTGCAGGACAGCAAGGCGCTCAAAACGTATATGATGATGCTTTGAGAAACTATCAACTGCAACAAAGACTAGAAGAAGTTAATCGTGAGAAAGCGGCTAGAGCTGAGTTTGAAAAAGCAAGAGGCAACTTATTTACTACCACGCCAGCACAATACCAAGAAGTGACATTGCCTGGTGGATATTCGCCTCAACAAACTGAAGTTCAAACTGGACAGGTAGCCCCTAATTATGGTTTAACAAAGCTTCCTGATGTAACGCAACGTGTTATGACTGCTCCTGAAAAACAAGTAATGAATGAGCAAGCGTTACAGCAAATGATTCTAAGTGGCGACCCAAGAGCTACATCTTACTTAACTGGATTGAAAACAATAAAAGAGTTATCAACACCAGTTAAAAAAGATTTAATGAAACTTGGTGCTGAAGAAGTTGTATATGACCCAAATACAAATACATTTGTGCAATCTCCATTAGTAAAACAGCCATTTAAGATTGGGCAAACAAGAGATATTCAACGTGGAACAACTAACGTAACTCAAGAATATCAAGGCGCTGAAAAAGGATGGGTTGATATATCTGCTGGCCCAAAATTTTCACCAACTGCATTGGTAAATATTGACCAAAAAGGCGAGGGGAAATATGAAGAAACTCTTGGAACAGAAATGGCTAAAAAAGATACTGCTTTATTTGAGGCTGGGCAAAGTGCAACAAAGCAATTAGATAGTGCAAGAAGAGTTAAAAAATTACTAACTGAAAACCCAATTACAGGGACAGGTGCAGAGGCAGTTACTGCATTAAATAATGCTTTTGCCACGGCAGGGTTAATTGACCCACAAAGAGGGGTAACAACAGAGGCATTATCTGCTGATTTAGCTAGAGCTACATTGGATAATATTAGGTCATCTGGGCTTGGTGCTGGCCAAGGATTTTCTAATGCAGATAGAGATTTCTTAGAAAAAGCAGCTGGCGGGAAAATTACAATGAATGCAGAATCAATAAAATATCTTGCTAATTTAAATGAGCGTTCAGCTATTGCTACAATTCAAAAATATAATGATAGATTGCGTAGAATGAAGCCAGAAAAAAGAGAATATTACGGATTAGATTTTATTGCAGTGCCTGAAGCAAACAGACCAGAACCAAGATTAAGATAGGAATAAATCATGGCAGAAAATACTAGAGAAGTTGCTTTTGACTTGCCTGAAGAGTTGGCAACAAAATACAAGAAAAAAGAAGTTGTATTTGATATTCCATCTAATCTCCCAGAAGAGCAGCAAATATCATTAGCAAACAAATTGTATGATGATTGGTATGCTACAGAGAGGTCAAAAATTAGCAATGCACCATCATCAATGGTAACTCCAAAACAATATAGCGCTCCAGAGGCGTTATACAAAGGAATTGAAAAGGGTCTTGGAGATATTGCTGGAGGTATTAAAAAATTAGGATACAAAGCAGAAGAATTTGCTGGGTTTCCAGAGCAAGCTAAAGCAGATTTAGAGGCATTGCGAAGAGAACAAACAAAACGAGAAGCTGCATATTACCCAGTATCTCAACAGCGTCCATTTACTTCATTTTTAGGTGAGGTCGCTCCGACACTTCCATTTAGAAATCCTATTGGGATTGGTGCATTTGAAGGCTTAAAATATAAGCCAACAACAGGAGAACAAGCAGTTACTGGCATAATGACTTCTGGTGCAGTTAAATTAGGAAATGTTGGAGGAGAGGCAATTGCTAAATATTTTAATCCTGCAATTTCAAAAGATACTGCTGAAATTTTAAAATGGGCTAGAGAAAATAATATACAGCCAAGACTGTCAGAATCAATGGGTAGCACTGGGATAGCAAAACTAGAAGATGTAGTAACTCAGGCTCCTGGTGGAGGTGCATTAACAAAAGTAGAGCAAAAAAATCAATCCCAATATAATAAAATTGCCGCAAAATCTATTGGTCAAGATGCTAACGCTTTATCTGAAGATGTATTAAGCAATGCTAGAAGCAAAATCAATGAAACTTATACTAAAGTTTCATCATTGCCCATTGAAGTAGCACCAATAAAATATGACACATCAATGCTTCAGGCATCAAATAAAATATTATCTTTAACAAAAGAAGCAAAAGATAAATTAGGCATTAGCCCAGAAAGTTACTCTCAGCTTGCAAGTATTGCTAAAAATTGGCAACAAAAAGCAAAGTCTGGGGAAGCGTTAAGTCCAACATCATATAATCAAGTTAGAGAGATTTTATCAAATTTAGCTTGGGATGCAGAAGGTAGTGTAAAAACATATTATAGAGATTTATTAAATGCTCTTGATGATTCAGCAGAAAAATCTTTAATAAGCGCTGGCAAAGGTGATTTAGCAACAGAATTAAAATCAGCAAGAAATTATTATGCAAATTTAAAAACATTAGAAAAAGGTAATGTTGTTCAAAATGGCAATGTTAATCTTGCAAATTTAAAAAATGCAGTTAAATTGGGGAAAGAGGCTGCATATAAAGAAGGCAGATTGACGGGAGATTTGGCAAATCTTTCAAAATACAGAGAAGCTACATCTCCAATTAGAGAGGGGTCACAAACATTCACAAGAACAGCATACGAAACATTATTAAAAAACCCAGTAACAGAACTTCCAACAATACCTGCAAATTTTATACTTTCTAATATACTTGCCTCTCCAGGTGCTAGTTTTATACCTAGAGTGCTAGGCGGGACTGTAGCAGCGCCAATTATTGGTGGAATTTTAGAAAGAGCTGGGAAAGTCCCAACAACATTTGCTAACCAACAACTCATATTAGATAGAATGTTCCCTAAAAAAGGTCTTTTAAACCAAGAGGGGAAATAATGAGTGATGTAAAAGACTTGCATGGCATAACAGAGGAGCTGATGAAACAACTACAGCTTATTCGTGAGAATGCTAGAGGTCGTAGAATGATGGCGATTCTTATAGATGACGAAGGGATAGTAGAGGTTATCACACCTGCCAACTATCCTGTTGTCACTTTAATGGGCGCTTTAGAATTAGCTAAACTTAGTTTCTTTGAGGATTAAGCATGGAACAATCGTTTTTGAATTACCTATTTGGCGCTGCTTTAGCTGGCTTAGGCTGGTTTGGTAGAACCTTATGGGATGCAACACAAAAGCTAAAAGATGACCTCAAAGATGTTGAGGTTGATATGGCTACAAATTATGTGCGTAAAGTAGAACTAGAGAACCGCCTAGATAAGATTGAAGCTACACTAGAACGTATATGGGACACAGTAGCTAAGAAGGTTGATAAACATCACGAATAGTGCTATAAGTGCATATCTCATTACGGGAGTGCTAGTATGAAAATATTGCTCTTAGATATAGAAACAAGTCCCAATACGGCTCATGTATGGGGGCTGTTCAAGCAGTCAATATCCATAAATCAAATTATGGAATCATCATATGTAATGTGTTGGGCTGCAAAGTGGTATGAAGACGATGTTGTGTATTTTGATTCAATTATGAAGTCTAAACACAAGACAATGATTGCTAGGATACACAAGTTAATAGATGAGGCTGATGCAGTTTTGCATTACAACGGAAGCAAGTTTGACATCCCAACTTTAAACAAAGAGTTCTTGCTACATGGATTTAAGCCTCCTGCTCCATACAAACAAATTGACCTACTCAGAGTATCAAAAAACAAATTCCGTTTCCCCTCTAATAAACTAGACTATGTTGCACAGCAACTTGGATTAGGAAAGAAAACATCTCACACTGGTCATGAGCTTTGGATTAAGTGCATGGCTAAAGATAAAGAAGCATGGAAGATGATGGAGGAGTACAACAAGAATGATGTTATATTGCTTGAGAAGGTTTACGAGAAATACAAGCCATGGATTACTAACCATCCTAACTATGGCACTTATGAAGGTGGCGTTTGTTGCACTAATTGTGGCAGCATTAACTATCAGCGTCGTGGGTGGGCTACTACAATTTCTCACAAATATCCTCGTTATCAATGTCAAGATTGTGGTAGCTGGTTTAAAGGCTCTGTTATGGATATGGAAGGAAACCCTAAAAGAGTTACTGGAATAACTTGACATACTCATGATTATGTGTAATAATCACGAAACCTAACTAAAGGAGTTCGTGATGGATAAAAATGAATGGCAAAAGCAGTATCGTTTAAGAACAAACAATGCTTGCACAAAGAAGTATGAAAAAACTAAACAAGGATTCTTAGTAAGACTGTATAGAAATATGAAGTCAAGAATCCAAGGCGTACAAAAGGCAAAAGCTCATTTGTACGTTGGAAAGGATTTATTGCCTAAAGAAGAATTTTATACATGGGCATTAAATAATGAGATATTCCATAAATTATTTAAAGAATGGGAAGACTCTGGACATGAAAGAAGGCTTTGCCCGTCAGTAGACAGGATAAATCCCAATGAAGGATATCATCTTGCTAATATGGAGTGGGTTCAATTCCATGAGAATTGTAGGCGAGGTCTGTACTCAAAGCTGCAAAAACTCAAAGAAAGGGAATTCCCATGAAACATAGCAGATTTATGAAAGCCACGCTTGTGGCTTTTTTTGTATTCTCACAGGCTCAAGCAGAAGAGAAGTGGTTGCAGTGGAATGTGAATCAAGTGACATGGGTTCGCATAGCAAATGTCAAATGTCCTATCAAAGAACTATCAAATAAATATCCTTATGGCGCTGTAGCATACAACTCAGCAAGAAAAGAATATCTATTTGGATGTTTCACAAAGAAAGATGAAGATACACTGGAGATAGCCTGGGCTGGGGGTGACAAGACTATCGTTCCCGCTAACCTATTTTTAATAGCTAAAGAACAATGATAAGAATAAAACTATGTAAAGAATGCGGTGAATCATACGAAGTTGATGACGCTGACCCTGATTTAGAAGTCTGTGGTGAGTGTGCGCCTTTTGATGAAGACCAGTACGGTTTAGTTGATTTTACAGAATGGAGTGAAGACTAATGTTTGGAGCATTATTTAGTTTCTTAGGTGGCTCAGTATTCCGCATGATATGGGGCGAGCTATCTGAAGCATGGAATAAACATCAAGACCATAAGCATGAACTAGAATCTATGCAGTTGCAGATGCAACTAGAAGCACAAAAGGCTCAACAAGATTTAGAGCGTATGCGTGTAGCTAGTGAGTTAGGCATCAAAGAACTAGAAGTTAAAACAAATGCAGAGATAGAAGGAAAAGATGCGGATGCGTTTATTGCAGCTATGTCAACAGTCAATGCAAAGTCTGGCAATATATGGATTGATGGTTGGAATGCTTCTATTCGCCCTGCTGCTGCTACCACTGCTATTTGCTTATGGTGGCTATCACTTGCTCAAAATAATTTTATCTTGCAAGAATGGGATTGGGAACTTGTAGGCGTAATCTTAGGTTTCTATTTCGCTCACCGTGTTTTTGCTAGTCGTAAATGAGAGAAGAACTAAACTTACTCATCCCACTACTTAAAGAGTTCGAGGGATGTCATCTTAAAGCATACTACTGCCCTGCTGGTGTCCTAACTATAGGTTGGGGCGCTACAGGCGCAGGTATCTATCCACATACTCGATGGACACAGGAGCAAGCTGATGCACGACTTGAAAAAGATGCTAGACAGTTTCTTGACGGAACTAAGAAACTTTTGGGTAATCAGCCTACTGGAGTCATTGTGGCTTGTGCTAGTTTTGCTTTTAATCTCGGCTTGGGTCGGTTAAAAACATCTACTCTTAGACGCAAAATCCTCAAAGGTGACTATGAAGGTGCAAAAAAAGAGTTTATGAGATGGGTTTATGCAGGTGGCAAAAAAATGCGTGGATTGGAACGTAGAAGGCTTGCTGAGATAGCGTTATTTTGAGTTATTTTTTGAAGTTTGACTCCGAGTTAAGATAAACACTAAAAATTCAATATGGCACTATTATGTGCGTTTTAGAAGGATTTATGAAAATGGCAGGACTTTTGGACTGGATTACAGGTGCAGTACAGCAACAATACGCTAAAGGTGCGCCATATCGTGAAGCAATTGGTGGATTATTGCAAGGCGACCCTACAAAGTTTGGATTGTTAGCACAAGAGTTTAATCGTAAAGCACAGACTCCTGAAGGTGCATTAGATGTTGCATTGAATTTTGCACCATTGGGCGTAACTAAAATTGTATCTCCTAAAACGCAATATGAAATTGCTCAAGAAGTAGCACAACGCAACGCAGCACTTCCTGTATCAGAAGGTGGTTTAGGCTTGCCTAAAAATAATACTGCTATGGATAGAGCTAAAGCAATGGGATATACAAATCCTGCATATCATGGAACTAATGCTGACTTTAATATTTTTAATGTAGCAGGTAAAGGAAAAACATCTGGTAGCGGTGCATTTGTTACAGATAATCCTTTAGTTGCAGAAACTTATGTTGGCGGAGTAGGTTCTGGTGGAAACATAATGCCATTGCTTATTAGAAAAGATAATTTACTTGATGTAAATGCTAGAGGAAGAAATTGGGCTGATATATGGACTGATGAATTAGCTCCGAAATCAAAAGGAAAAAAATATTCTTTGGATGATTTAGGATTGGATAAACACTCTGCAATAACAACTGATGAATTGGCTCAAATTGCACCTGAGTTAGGATTAAAAGGAGTTAATATAAAAAATGTTCGTGATTTAGGTCCTAATAGTCATATATTTAGAGGAAAAGAATATCTACTAAATAAATACGGAATTATTCCTGATGAAACTTGGTCAAATGTAACAGGTAAACAACTTGATGATTTGGAAGTTTTTATGGATAAGTTTTATAAATCTCAAAAAAGTAATATTACTGCTTTACAAGACCCGTCTATGATTCGCTCAGTTAATGCCGCTTTTGACCCATTCAGACGCAATGAAGCAGACATTCTAGCTGGCTTACTTGCCGTCCCTGCTACACAACTAATGCAACCTGAAGAAAAGAAGAAAAAGCGTAATACAAAGTAATGATTTTACGCATGAGATAAAACCTAGTTTGTGATACTATGCAAAAACTAAACCAAAAGTTTAGTTGTGTGTAACTTTTTAAACTAGGAGATATGCCATGTGGACAAAACCTCAAGCAACAGAAATCAGACTAGGTATGGAAATAACCGCCTATGTATGCAACCGCTAATCGACTTCGTTACTGATTGCTACTAGCCCACTTCGGTGGGCTTTATTATTTCCTTAGCAATACGCTCCAATCTTTCCTCTTCCTCGTATCCATCCTCAGTTTCTACTTTGCGCTTACGGAATATCAGGTCGTAGTTGTCTTCATATGCCTGAGTGTTTACCTTGCTGATTAAGCTATCACCAGTTACATCATTTTTAGTTGCCATTTTGCGCCTCCTGCAAATCAATCAATTTATTCAAGTAAAATTGCGCTTTACGCAAATCTTGTGAGCCATTCTTATGTTTCCATCGCCATACATACTTAATCACATTTGCCGTGCATACAGCGTCAATGCCTGACAAAGTAGATACTGCTGACTCAATCGCATCAATACACTCAATATTGCCTTGCGTATAATGCTTTGGATGGTTGACTATATCCGAATCTGACATGAACCTCATCTCCTTTGTTTGTCTGAAAATAACACTCTACTTCCTGATGTCTTTTTGCTTGATACAGCACAATGCTGTTAATCATCAATGCAGTTAAGACTCCTATCATACCTGCTATTACATTCTTATCCATTACTCTCTCCTGCGTTTTCTAATATCCATAAATGCTTTAGCGTACTTATTGCTTATCCGTTTCTTGATAAGTCTGCTAAACAGCAACTTCTTCCCTTTTATTTGTTTAAATCCAAAAATTATCATATATCACTTTTTTGCGTTTAATTAGAACAGTGGCTCATCCCAGGCGGGGTGGTCTTTAGGTAACTGTGGCACTTGAGGAGGATAAGGCAATGCTCCATCGGCAGGGTACGACACGAACCTTACCACATCGCCTTCCTCGTCATAAAACGCCCACTTAAACATCATCGTATTCATCTATCCTAAATGCGTTAATTGCCCATACGCAAAATATGATACCAATAAACATCCCTAATAGAAAGCTCAAACTGTAACACAAGATGTATTGAATGATTGTATCCATTTACCACTCCAAAAATTGTGGAACTTGAGTATCTAATTCATGCGGATGCTTGCATCCAGTGCATCTATCATCTGAATGCTTTTTATCATAGTGACATTCTCGTGTAAACACAAACTCCCATCTAACACCTTTGCTTATATAGTTTTCTTCCCCAGATAGCAGCTGGTATCGTTGCATCAAATCCACATAATCATGTTTGCATCTATCAGGAGATATGTCACTGTGACATCCGTATTTCATATGTCCTCTACTCTTATTAATAGTGATGTATGAAATTCCATATTATCGTCAGGCAAGTAACTATTTCCAACCAAGTCATATGGCGTTTCTCTGCGACTGATGTGATTATTCGGATGCAACAAATACTTCTCTCCCATATCTTCTTTAACAACTTCGATTCGCTCATATAGTTCTGCCAGTTTTTGTGGGTCTGCTGTCAACATTTCTTCTCTCCTAGAAAATTGGGTACTTTTAAGACTGCATGGCTAGGACGAGTAGCCAACTTAATTTCCCCACCTAACTGTCGTGTAAAAAAGTTAGTAAAAATGTATATACAAAGTATACACGCTTATTAGAATGGAATATCCTCTTCTAATTCGTCTGCTGTCTGTGGCTGATAGCCATTAGACTTTGCATTCTCTTGTGCAGGTTTGACATATGTATCTGCACTTACAACAATACGCACTGTGTCGTTATAGTTCCAACCAGCGATTGATACCTTGCCACCTGTTGCTACGATAGCGTCAATAGTAGCATCATCTAGTTGCACATTGCTACGATAATCAGGTGCTTTCTCAGACTTCTTTTCCTTTACCTTATTCAAGAATCCTGAGTTGTAATATATCTTTGATTCAGCCATTATTTCTTCTCCTTAAATGCTTTCAGTGTACTACGAGTTTTAGAATCAAGCAAAGCCCAAACAGCTACCTTTTCTTCACTTTCTAAAGTTCCCATGTTGCTTGCTGCTGTAGCTACATCACCTGACTTAACAAGGTCTGTTACATCCTCAGCAAATTGAGCAATCAGTTCCTTTTCCGCAGCGTTAAAGTTATCTAATGCGCCAGCCGTAGGTGTGATTGATTGTGTAGGTGCATGAACAGTCTTTTGTTGATGTATAGCGTTGGCTACCTCATCTGCTGATGCGAACTCAGTACCACCCAATCCTAAACAAGCTAAAGCACGACCAATCGCTGATGTTTCACAGTTCTCTACATAGCTAGTACGATTGATTTGACTAGATGATTTAAACTCGCAACCATGCCCTGTAGCCAATGTAACACCATTGCCGTCTTCATTAACTTTGTATATTGATGCTCGCATAATGCACTGCTCTTCATCAATTTTTACAATGTCAGTAATAATTGCATAATCTTTATACTGCTCACGAAACTCTTGCACACGCTTGGCAACGGTCTTATATTCCTTGCCGTGTATGTTTACGAAACCTTCTTTACTCATGACTCTCTCCTAGTTCTCATAGTCTTCGAATCTATCCTCTAAGATTCGCTTCAGCGTTTCTTCCATCTCCAACGCCTTAATCAATGGTAGCACATCATTCCCAAGCCATACAACTTTTTCAATAGATGTTTCAATGTAGCTTGACTCTAAGTCCCCAAAGTAAATGCTAGATACATCTAACTGATATTCTACTTGAAGCTCAAGTCCGTTTACATTCAAAATCGTTATCATAATATTACTCCTAAAAATAATCCTACTACAAAACAGACAAAGCAATACATAGCTACATCACTCCGCTTTATCATCCTTCTGTGTCTGGGCGGACAATACATCTTTATCTCCTTTAATCATCCAAGTGCGCTTCCCAATCTTAATTGCTTCTAACTTGCCAACAGTACATAGATGTCTAATCCATTGCTCTGACTTACCTGTTAGCTTTGCTACTTCTGATACTGACATTACATTCATTCGTCTTGCTCCAGTTTAATTTTGCCTAATAATGCACCACCAGCATCTTTGTCATGGTATATCCTATATTCTATTTGCCCATTTGTGCTAGTTCTATACACATACAAATAATTCTCTTTAGGTTGTGGCTTGATGCGGTATTCCCAATGCTTTTCCTCAGTCCAATCACCATCAAATTGTTCCCAATCACTCCAAATAATGTCTTTAATGCTAGGTGAATGGCATCTTTGCTCAATCTCAGCCCCATTTGCCCACGCAATTATTTCTTTATGCCATTTATGCGGCTTCATATTTACTCCCACTTAAAAATTCTAGCTGCAATCTCAGCTACTACTAATACTGATAACAAAAATATCAGACCACCAATCACAATCAATGCGTTTTCAATCATTATAGATTCTCCTCAACATAGCGTTCCATTTCAGATGTAATCATTTTGCCTAGTGACTTGGCATATGTAAGCAACTGCTCATCAGTACCCATATAATATGCTACAGCGATACCTTTGATTACGCTATCGATAGCTTGCACATCGTATGTGTAGCCAAAGTCAATATAGTCACATGGTTCAATTTCGTCAAACAAATCTAACATACCATCATGTATGCGTTGTTCTAGCTCATCATTGTGCATAGGTGGCACTTCATGTGGGTTATTGTGGTAATACTCTTGATAATCGCTCATAACTCTCTCCTAGTTTTTGCTTCTGTTGATTAAATAAAATCGCTAAAATTAAAAATTTGCATGCCATTTTTTGATGATGAAACCGCAGCTGCGCAATGTGTTTTATGTTTAGTTGCAATAAATGTGTGAGCAACATTGCCGCTTGAATCTTTATTACAAAATCCAGTAAAGAATACAAAACCTTTTTCAATGTTTTGTTGTGCAATTTGTTTTTCAATCTGTGTAAACATAACTCTCTCTCCTTATTTATTCGACTGATTTGTTGCTGTCGATGTGTTCATTATAGCGATAACGAAATATATGTCAACAATTATTTCATTTTATTTTTAAATAATCATAAATATTTTAATAAGTATTATTTATTATCATAAATTAAGATTTGTGCTATATTAGCAACTGAGGCTAGCTCGACGGAGCGAAAAGGAAGGTATCCCACCTCTCTCCACACTTCCCTGCCTCAACTTTAATTAGTGGAGATAAATAGGAGAGCATTATGGCTGAACGAAGAATGTTTGCGAAAACTATCATAGATAGTGACGCTTTTTTAGATATGCCTTTATCTACACAGGCATTATATTTTCACCTTTCTATGCGTGCTGATGATGATGGATTCATCAACAATGCAAAAAAAATTCAACGAATGCTAGGTTGTTCTGATGATGACATGAAGATTTTATTAGCTAAAAACTTCATTATTCCATTCGAAACTGGGGTTTGTGTTATCAAGCATTGGAAGATACACAACCTAATTCAAAAAGACCGATACAAGCCAACTGTATATGGAGAACTTAAAAATCAATTATCTTTAAAAAACAACAATGTATATACTTTGGATACAGTATGTATACAAGATGTATCCAGTTTGGAAACACAGGTTAGTATAGGTAAGTTAAGTAAAGATAATATAAATGATGATTTTAATATTTTTTGGGAAGTCTATCCTAAGAAATTAAATAAATCTGATGCAATAAAAGCATGGAAATCTGTAAATGTAGATTTACAAACTATTTTAGATGCCTTACAGTGGCAAAAAGAGTTGCCTGATTGGAAGAAAGAAAACGGGCAATTCGTGCCTTACCCTGCAAGTTACTTGCGAGGTAGACGATGGGAAGATGAAAAGCCACAACCAATTAAGAGAGGATTGGTGTTCTAAAATGATAGTTCGCCCAGGGGAATTATTTTTAAATGTACAAAAGATTTATGATGAAGGCATAGGCAAAGGCTTTTCTACAGGATGGGATAATGTAGATGAGTTTATTACTATCAAGCCTAAACAGCTAACCATCATTACAGGTATGCCATCACACGGCAAATCAGAGTGGCTAGATGCTTTGTGTGTAAACTTAGCTAGATTGCACAAGTTCCGTATCTGTTTCTTCTCACCTGAGAATCACCCACTTGAGATGCACTGCAAGAAAATTATCGAGAAGATTGCTAAGAAGCAGTTTTGGGGTAACGCTCGCATGAATGATGATGAGATGATGAAAGCTATGGAAGTTGCTGACAAGTATTTCTCATTCGTCAAGATTGATGAGCAATCATTCAGACCTAACGACATTATCAATGAGGCATTGCCATGGCTAGATGCTACAGGACTCACATATCCTAAAGCTCTAGTGATTGACCCATGGAACGAGCTAGACCACAGCAGACCATCAGGATTGAGTGAAACTGAATACATATCACAGACGCTTACAGTTTTACGGAAAGCAGCAAGAGATTTTGATGTGCATTTATTCTTAGTGGCACACCCTATGAAGCTACAAAAGCAAGCTGATGGAAACTATCCTGTACCTAAGCCGTATGATATATCAGGTTCTGCTCACTGGTACAATAAAGCAGATAACGCTATTGCTATATGGCGTGATGTTGTAAATGAACCAGAGCGTACAGAAGTCCATATTCAGAAAGTAAGGTTCAACAGCAATGGACATCCTGGCATGGCTGAGTTATATTATGACTACAAGCGTTGTAATTATATAACAAGAGAGAAGTTTTATAGTTCACTTTAGGAGAGAAAAGATGAAATACTTAATAGCACTACTAGCATCAAGCACAGCATACGCAGGCACTATAGTTCAACTTCCACCATTGCCTACTACACCACCACCTATGCCTGTTGTAATTATACAAGCGCCTGTGGTATCACCTGGCTTGCCCCCTGTAAATATTCCACTAGACACAGGGAGATTGGTAAGATGAAAGAGCAACAAATGTTTCAGTTCGCTGAAGATGTGATGGCTGAGGCGTATCAAGACATATCGCCTTTACCTTTAAGCACTGAGCGCATAATCAAGCAAGCTATTGTGTTTAAGTTACGCACATACGACAAGGCAAGAAAGAAGCCTGAGAATACTGTCACTAAGCAAGATGTAGCATTTAAGATGTTTAGCGAAGGTAAAAGTCAGACAGAGGTTAAAGAAGCCTTAAGAGTAGTGAAGTCAACTGCTCATATGTACTATCACAAGTGGAAGACACACATGGATAGACAGCAAAAGGCAGACAAACCTGAATCATGGTATAGAGAGAAGTATCCTAACTTGCCTGACAACTTCTATCAGGCTTTGGCTAAAGGCTTAATTGACGAGTCCACAATCCGTCAGAATAGGATGAGATAAAATGTCAACTGTGAGTAAGCGTGAATTAAAGATTATCAAAGAAAAAGCATTTGCTATGTTTGATGCAGGTCTTACTAACAAAGAAGTAAAAGCAACACTAGAGATTGGCGTGAGTACCACAACCACTTGGCGAGCGTTATGGCGCAAGATAAATGAAGAAGGTATCAAGATGCCAATAGAGTATTATCAAGAGCTATATCCAAACTTGTCTGATGTTACATACCAAGCATTAGCTGATGGCAAGATTAAAACTTCAATTATTAGAAGGAATTTTTTATAATGGTACTTGCAGAGATGTATGAGAAAGACACAGATGAGTTTCTATGTATCATTATGTGCAACGACAAATCACAACTAGAGTATGTGCTAGACAAGATTAAATTTGAGGTCGATGTAGAGATTGAAGCTGTAAACTATGGATTGCAGATGGTGATACAATGAAGACTGTCAATCAATTCTTGAAAGAGATGCGAGAAATATTTGGCGATATTGAATATCGTGCTGAGAAGGATGGATTAGTATTCAAATCTAAAGGCTATAAGCAAGTTGATGGCAACTGGGTAAATCCATATGTGCCTAAGAAGATGGAGAGCAAGAATGGCAATAAACCTAGACGCAGATAAGCTGTACCACAAGCTGACACAGGCTGGCGATGATTGGGCTGAAAAGCAAGCCGCATTCAATGTGCTTGAGGATACCAAGAACGCTGTGTTATCAAAACTAATGCTAAACTCTAAAGCACCAAGCGTAGCTGCAAAAGAGATTGAAGCTAAAGCATCAGTAGAATACACAGACCATGTGCAAAAGACTCAGGAAGCTATGAAGGCTGCACTAAAAGCGAAAGTTAACTATGAGGCAATCAAAATATGGATTGACCTGAAGCGAACTGAAGCCGCTAACGAGCGAGTATTAGCAAAGCTATGAACTATCTATCAGTATGCTCTGGCATTGAAGCCGCCACAGTTGCTTGGCATCATCTTGGATGGAAGCCTGTTGGATTCTCTGAGATTGAGAAATTCCCAAGCCAAGTATTAGCACATCACTATCCTGATGTCACAAACTATGGTGACATGACAAAGTTTAAGGAGTGGAATATAAATGAACCAGTCAACCTTTTGGTCGGAGGAACACCTTGCCAATCTTTTTCCATCGCAGGACTCAGAAAAGGTTTGGATGACCCTCGTGGAAACCTCATGCTCACCTATCTCGCAATGGCTGATTACTTTAAACCAAGATGGCTTTTATGGGAGAATGTACCAGGAGTACTCTCTAGTAACAGAGGACATGATTTCGCAGCATTACTTCAAGGGATGGCTCAATGCGGGTATGGGTTCGCCTACAGGGTTCTTGACGCTCAATATTTCGGAGTGCCACAAAGACGCAGGCGTGTGTTCGTTGTCGGATGTTTTGGAGATTGGAGAAGTGCAGCAAAAGTACTTTTTGAGTCCGAAAGCCTGTGCAGGGATATTACGCCGTGCAGAGGCGAGGGGCAAGAAGTTGCCAACTGCCTTACAAAAAGCCCTTCAAGCCACAGTGGATTCAACCCAGCAAGCCATGAAGGGAATGGAGTAGTATGGCCTGCACCAATAGCATCAACACTAAATGCGTCATTTGGCGATAAGCAAGGTCTTGAGAATCAACATATAAATCAAGGTGCGCCATTGTTTGTTCAGTCTGTTTATGAAAACCATGGGACTGACAGCAGAATTAAAGAGGTTGATGTATGCCCTACCATGACTAGCAGATATGGTACTGGTGGTAATAATATTCCATTAGTGCAAGCATTTGATGCTTACAATAATTCAATCACAGGTGATGTAACAAAGACTTTAGATACAGGTTCAGATTATCATCATGTACCAAATTTATTTAAAGATATGCGTGTACGCAGACTTACTCCAAAAGAATTCGAGAGGCTACAAGGATTTCCTGATGACTACACTAACATACCTAATGCGCCTGACACAGGAAGATACAAGGCTCTTGGCAATAGTATGGCTGTACCAGTAATGAGATGGATTGGAGAACGCATTGATTTACAGAAATAAGAAACTACTAGAAACGCTCAGGGAACTACCTTGCATGAATTGTGGACAGATAGATGGTACAGTATGTGCAGCACACAGGAATCAGGGTAAAGGAATGGGGATGAAGGTCAGCGATGCGCTTTGTGCCGCAATGTGCCACAGATGCCACACAGAGCTAGACAACGGCAACTCATACTCACGAGATGAGCGTAGAGATTGCTGGAATCAAGCATATATCAAGACAATGCAGTATTTAATTGAGAACGAATATTTGAGGTTGAAATGAGCAAAATAGTAACATTAAAGTTACCATTCCCACCATCTGTCAATCACAGCCATCATTATGCAAATAAGCGTAAGTTTGTCAGTAAGAAGACAAAAGAATTTAGAGAGGCAGTACAAGAAGCTGTTATAGAGTTAGGAGAAAAGTTATATGGTAGATTAGCTATGTTCATTACATTGTATCCACCAGATAAAAGGCGAAGAGATATTGGCAATTATGAAAAACAACTTACTGACGCTATCATGCTTGCTGGGTTATTCTTAGATGACGAGCAAATAGACACTATCACGATAGTTCGTAGAGATATTGTAAAAGGTGGCGCTTGTCGTGTTGTATTTGTAAGCGATGATGCTATTGATGCTAAAAACAGTATATGGGAGAGTTTGTAATGGATATTCAGCGTGTGCAATATTATCTATCTTTATGGACTGATTACATGAAGCATGGAAACTCCAACAAGCTAGGATATAGCAACAAGTCTGTAGGATTCTCAACTGGTGGTGTAAACTCATTTGAGGATTTGACTGATGACATGGATGTGCAACAGGTCTTAATTGTAGATAGCGTGATAGATGATTTGCCTAAAGAGATGCGAGAAAGTGTGTATGCAACACATCTTGGTAACAAAACTAACATGACGATGATGAGCATAGCCTACAATTATCAGTTAGCTGTTGCAGAATTAGCAACAAGACTAGAGAAAAAGCATCTAATATGAACATAGTACTTGACAAAATTGCAAAAGTATGAGAGAATTCGAGCATGACGGGGAAGTTGCGTCTAAAATTTGCCACTTGATGTGGCTTTTTTTATTTCTGGAGCTAATATGCCACTCAAAAAAGGCAAGAGTCAAAAGGTTATTTCTCAGAACATTCGTGCTGAGATGAAAGCAGGTAAGCCACAAAATCAAGCGATAGCAATCGCTCTTAGTAAAGCAGGCAAATCAAAGAAAAAAGGAAAATAATCATGCCAATGGTCGGAGATAAAAAGTACGCATACACTAAAAAAGGTATGGAGATGGCTAAGAAAGATGCCATGAAGTCAGGTAAAAAGATGACAATGGCAAAGC